CAGCTTGACGTACAGGGAATAGCGCGAGGCATTATTTGGACGCCGGTCCTTTTCAATTCTATTTGCATATACACCCAAAAAAATCACCACTATTGTTGTTCATCACGTGAGCGTTAAGAACTTCAGAGTATATTGTCAACTTTAATCTCAAAATATCACACAGTTCAAAACAATTTACTTTAGCAGTCAGTATTATGCCTTCCATCATCTGTTTCGTCACTGGAACTAGATGATACATTCCATCGTTTAGTATTATTAATTCCATTCCATTCCTTTATAAGTTTATACCAAAGCTCTTTATACTTAGGATCTTTCGTTTTATTCCAATTATTTGCTGCTTCGTTTATCTTCTCTAGAATCATGTTTCTTTCTACCCCATGCTATTATTTTATTAAATCCTGGAACATTTATTTCTAAATTAGCATATGGTTTCCATTGCTCTTTTATCATATTTAATTCAATAATTAATACAGACCACTGTTTAGGACTTATGTTCTTACTTGTTATTGTTAGTTTTTTCATGTCTCCTTTCCTTGCATAAATTCTGGTGTTGTTCGATTAGTATATTTTGCAAAACGTTTCTTGTCGCCTACATAATAATTACGATAAGATTGTACGTAGTCGTTGGTTTTGTATTCGTCTGGCATACACTTTGGTGGTTCAGTTATTTGTGTATGGTCTCCATCATCTAACATTGCTAATTCTTTGATCACTTCGTGTGATTTGTGTACTTTGTGATAACGTAATTGATATTCTGTACCTAGAGCAAGACCATGTTGTATGGCCCATGAGTAATTATTAGGTGACTCACTGATCCATTTTGTCATAGGATGCTTTGGATAAGCTGACTTATAGCCTAACTCAAAGCCACGCTTACGCGCTGCAGTAGATAGCATTTGTGCTGTTTCTAGCACCATTTTAACTACATGCTTATCACACTGCAACTGTGCAGCGATCTTTGGATCTTTGTCTAAGAAAAATATGTTCACTAGTTTAACTGTGCTTCTTCTCTTTCTGCTTTAGCATGAATATATCTATGATTTACTTCTTCATCTAAAGCTGTTTGAAAAGTATCTTTTACCTTTTCAGTAGTACCATAGTAATCAGCCATATTGGTTGCAATATGTTTTATTATCTGTGAAGATAAAGCATGAATACTACATTTAAGACCAAGTGTTCCAAGTTCTTTAGACGCGTTATTCATTAGTCTATCAAACTTACTCATGTGTTTATCAAGAAAATCAATTATTATTTGATCTCTGATTTTTTTAGTTTGTTTCTTTGTTAGTTTTTGCATTGTTTTTCCTTTCTTTGCTTTCATAACTCCTATATAATCATATATAATAGCTTTGTCAACCCCCTTTTTTACCTTTTCCACGATATTTTCCCATTCTTTTTTCGTGCTTATTTCTACTTTTTTTATGTCTTCCAGGTCTTTTTCTAGGTTTATCGCGTTTAGGTTTAGTAATTACGCCAAATTTAGCCCTTTTACCCATTAGTAGAAGTTATTTCTAATTTTATATCTTTTGCGCTGTTTACGTGTGGAATGTATGAAATCTTACCATTAATATGTTGTTTTAAATCAGTGCCACAAGTTATGCATCTAAATAATTCTGGTGTAAGAGATACTAAAATAGTTTCTGAAGAACAAGTGGGACAAGTTCCATTAACTAATTCTGCTCTTATATTTAAACCTTTGTACATTAATTACAATTCATTTTATCCAGGTCAACTGGTTTATCTTTATAAAACCATAACCAAGACTCAATTCTTGTTCCTTCTTGTGTATATGTGCATTTAGGACCAATTGCACATGAACTTAAAGCGAATAACGCTATTATAAAAAATAATTTTTTCATATTATTGAGATAGTGGATTAGATGTAGACACCTTAATTTCGTCTATTTGTACTTGAAGTAATTCTATTTGTTTTTCATTAATTAATGTTTTAGTATGAGAATGTTCAACTGGATGTTCGTGTGAAGTATCAACGTTTTCTAATGCAGCTACTTTTTCTTCTAGTACTGCTATTTGAGCAGAATAATCTGTAGATGATCTACCTTCTATTTCAGCTAATTTAGTTGTAATTTCTCCATACTTAACAAAGCCACCACCTATTGCAACGATTGCTGCAATTAAAGCTGCTATTCCTGCAAGTTGGTCTTTAAGATTTTTCATTATACTTTTCCACCTCTATTAAATCTTCTCATGCCTGCCATACCGCCACCTTTAAGTTCAACAATTCTGTTTTTTCCATATCTTTCCCTATTCTTATCAGTATCTAAAACTATTCTTCCAGTTTTTTTATCTTTAATATGATGTTGTTTAAATTTTTTACCTCGACCAGTCTTTGCCATGTCACGGCTTGCTGCGGCCATAGCGTCTTGTATAGTTTTTTTACCCATTTTTTAGTACCTCCAATTCCATTAAAAGCCTTTGTTTCTTAATTTTTATTTTATTAAGTTTCTTAGCTTTGATTTCCATCTTATCACTTTGGATATAACTTGCAAGATTAGTATTTGGGTATATTTGCCTAAAATCAAAGATATTTAATTGGTCTAAATATATGTCTTTTGGCTTATAAAACGCTGTATTTGCGTATGCATTTAATGATGCTTGTTCACTTGTCATAGCTTCCATTTTTATGATATTCTTTACGGCTAAATTTTTAGAAATATCTTTAATATCTTTGTCAACTTTATCCATTATTCTGTCAAGATTTTTGACGATAGCTTTTTTCTGTTGTATCTTTTTTTGTTTGGCAAGCTTCTTAGTCTGAACAGCGGACTTCTTAGGAGTCTCGCTAGTAGATTTCTCTTCTTTAACTTCTTCTTTTTTTTCTTCATTAGTTTCTTCTACCATTTTAGTAGGTTCTTTTTCAACAGCTTCCTCCTCAGCCATTTCAGTAGTTTCTTCTTCCATTACTTCTTCTTCAACCATTTCTTCTGATTCTTCTTCTATCATTTCTTCTTCCATTATTTCTTCTTCTTGTGGAAAACTATGAGACATGGTCTTTGGTTCTTTTTCCATTATTTCTTCTTCCATTACAGTTTCTTCTTTCATCATTGGTTTTTCTTCAATAATTTCTTCTTCCTCCATAACCATTTCTTCTTCTTGAGATACCATCGGTAAGAAGCTTGCAATGATTTCCTCTGTTTCTTCATATATTTCCTCCTCTTGTGGCATTATCATTGTAAAAAAAGAAGTGCTTATTTCTTCTTCCATAGGCATTTCTTCCATTTCCATAACTATTTCTTCCTCAAATATTTCTTCTTCCATAGGAATTTCTTCCATAATTATAAGCATTGGTTCAAAGGTCATTTCTTCAAATTCTTCTTCCATAATTTCTTCCATAGGGGGTGCTATAAGTGTAAACTCTTCAAACATTTCTTCAATATATTCAAATGTAAACTCTTCAAATATTTCTTCTTGTAATTCTTCAAATATTTCACTTATTTCTTCAATAATTTCATTTTCTATAACTGTATTGTCATAAGTCATTGTCAATTTAGCACCTAACAAATTAGGTCCACCTAAATTAACTGGAGTAGAATCACCATCTATACCAGTCCAGGTCCAGTCAAATTTATTAGATCCACTACCATTGTATATAACTTGATCTGTGTATTTATGCGCGTTTGCATAATATCCTGAGTCTGTATTTCTTATTTGGTCCACTTGAGATAATACTTCACCATCAGAGTCTAGTATTTTAACAGTAGTTTTAAATGTATCTCTGCCTGATTGAGCTTGACCACATGCGCTAGATGATCCAGACCATTCACAGTTTTGAATAACAGTTGTAGAATCTAATGTAACACCATTATCTAACATTGCCTGAGTACTAGTTTCATCGCCAGTTGCAACATTAACTAAGGATCCTTGATAATTTAACGTCCCTGTACCTGATGATGTACTACCTACTTCTACTTCCTGGTAATTCCAATTTGAATTTGTGCATGTAGTATTGACAGACGTAAAAGATGAACAACTTGATTGTACGTTTGGTATTGTAGTGTCTACAGATTGTAAATTAGAGGCAGAACCAGTGCCATTTGGTAATAAATTACCTGTTGTTATTTCTTCTGCTGAAGTTGTAAGGGTTAACATCGTCAGCAAACTTATTAATACGATAAACCGCATATCCCGCTCCTATCATCATTATTGTTAACCAAATCATTTTTTTCTTTTCATATAGTGTTCTGATGGTTCATAATCCCATTTTTTTCCATGATGTCCACGGATATCTGCCCACCACATTCTTAATCTAACTATCCACTTTCGAACTGGTCTAGGCATTATTTAGGATTACTCCATTCTATTTTCTTTTTAATTTTTTCTTGTACTTTTTTATCAAAAGTAGTGTCTAGTTCTATTGCTTCAAATTCTTTTGTTATTTTAGCTTGTTCTTTAACTTTTCTTTTTTCTTCAAGAGCTATTTTTTTAGCTATTTCTTTTTCTTTTTTCTCTCTGTTTTTCATACGTTTTATATAAATATCGTAATCAGGTCTTTCGTGATCGTATTTAGACCACAATGCTTTAGCTTCTTTACCAATTTTACCATCAATTGGGCAAGGAGTTCCAGCTTGTATCATTGATTCAAACACCCGCTCATCTTGGCAAAGAATAGCAACCGCAGCTACTTTCATACCAAAGTCATTTAAAATTCTTGCTAATTTTAATCGTTCACAATTTTTATCTATTACATGTTTTCCACCAGATATACCTAATCCAAAAGTCTGTACTCCTGCAGAAACTCCTACAGCGCAAACATCTTGTGTCATAGAGTTGTATGAAGGTGCTGATGCTGTTGGTGGTGAAGATTTTATATCTGAATTTGTAGTATTATTAGTTGTAGATGTAGATTCTGAACCTGATTGATATGTAGTTGTAGCAGTTGAAGTATATCCACCTTCAATTGCTGTATTAGATCCAGAAGTATTTGTTTGTGTAGAACCTGCGTGTGCTGGTCCTCCACAGAAAGCCAGCAAACATAATAATATAATTAATATCCCTGTTATATGATAATTCATAAATCTATCCATGATTACTGACAACTTTCACATTCCCCAGTGTCATCAATAACAAGACCACCATTATTTTCATAAGACATATCAGTGGCCCATTCTTTATGATTTTTGTAAGTTCTTTTACTATTACACTTACAATTATCACATACACATGCTCCACCTTTATCTAAATTATCTTCAGGTAAATGCATTCCACTATCACAGTGACAATCACACTGACAATTTTTACATTTAGCCATTCGCAGCCCCTCTGCAAGAAGGACATGTTTTTTTATAAGTGTCTGGATGTTTTTCACAAACTACTTTTATTTCTGGCTTAGGAACATCTTCGTATAATTCCAAATGTGGATCTTTTTCTTCTTTTTGCCAACTAAAAAGCCAACTAACAAGTTTGTCCCATAAATTTTTAATCATGTTTTTTCTCCTCAATTTCGTAAAAGAATCTATCCGTGTCTTCCGTTTTCCATTTACGAGTGTCTTCAACATTCCATTCACTCGTTTGCACTTTCCAGTCAGGAATTTCATCCTTAACCGTGAATGATGGTATGTCCCAAATTAATCTATTGTTTGGCTGTGCCGCATAATTGCCGTCATCTAACGCAAGTATGTGTGCGCACTTATGTTCGTGCGGTATTTCTGAATGATCAGTATCTACTATATTACTCTCTGGGTGCGCCCAGTCAACAGTAAATAAGTATGCTCCAGGATATATTTTTTTATCTTTTCCAAAATATTTACCTGATTGTCCGTCTAGAATGTCGTAAGAAGTAATAGCAGGATAATAACTGAAGCAATTCCAAAGCTCCAACTCATCAAGTCTACGCCTAGGTACTTCTTTTGGGTCAAACCCTCTTTGTATAAACGCTGAAATTGGTAGCCTGTAAAAGACAGCACCATTTTCCATAATACAATGAAAGAGTATAGGGCGCCCTGTAATCGATGCCAGGCCAAATATAATGCAGTCTTCCACTTCTCCATGGTGAGATTTAAGATCGTAGAGATATTCTCTTCTGATCTGTGAGTAAATCACAGGAATATTTGCATTTAGATAGGCCATGTATCATAAATTATTTAGCTAAAATTATAATGATAACGATAGCAACAGCCACACCGATTTGTACTTTTCTATCGGATTTAACCTTTGCAATTATTTTGTTTACTATTTCCATAGTTTCCTCCGTTTTTATTTTATTATACCCCAATTTGGCCCAGATTCATAGTCTACTTTGTTAGGAACTTCAAGAGAAACTGCCTGTTCCATTATTTCTTTTATTTTATCTGCGTTATTATTGACTGATATGTCTAATTCATCGTGAACTTGAATGTGTGGAATAATTCCTTCTTTATGTAAATCTATCATAGATTTTTTTGTCATATCTGCAGCTGATCCTTGTATCAATCTATTCAAAGCTTTGTATGTGTAAGCACGCTTAATCCCTGGTCCGTGTTCCATGAGCGCTTGATCATGAGGCAATGCCTTATGAATCCCAAATTGATTTGGTTCCCATAAATGAAACCTGCATAGTCTACCCAGCAACGTTCTAATCTTACCAGAGTCCTGTGCTCTTCTCATTACAGCATCCATAAGTTGTTTAACAAATGGAACTTTGCCATGATACTGTTTAAATAATTCTTCCGCTTTGTCTTTAGATACACCGAGTTCAGCTTGTAATTTATTTTTACCCATACCATAGAACAGACCAAGGTTTATAGTCTTGGCCTGACTTCTAGGTATCTCTGCCATGTCTGCCACGATGTCGTGAAAATCTGCGTCTCCCTCATGATACGCATTCAATACTTCGTCCACTCCATAGAGATTCTGTAAAGTTGCATAATGCACTACCAGCCTAGGCTCTTGTTGAGAATAGTCAAAACAACCCCATGTATGGCCTTCCTCGGGTATAAATAATGACCTAATCCGTGGTCCAAGTTCCTTGTTCCGTGCTGGTATTTGCTGTAAATTTGGATTTGAATAACTAAATCTTCCAGTTACTGTTCCTCCATTATCTCCTCTTAGTTGGTTAATTTCTGCATGAATTCTACCTTTGAAACTATGTTTTAATATGGTATCAATAAATGTGGTATGGGCCTTATTTATTTCTCTGGCTCGGGCGATTCTTTTCACTAGTGGGTGGGGGTGATTTTGAAGAAAGTTTTTTGTAAATGATGGAGAATTTGTTTTTTCGGTTGAGTCATATGGTAGGTTCAGTTTTTGAAAAACTTGCGCGATGGATCTCGCTGCCCATATTTGAACATCTACTTGTGTTTCTTTTTTTACTAATTGTAATAATTCTTTTTCTTCTTTATTTAGCTCTTCTTTTAATTTTTGAGCTTGTTCTACGTCTACACGAACTCCTAAAAAACGCATATCAACAAGGCAAGGAAATAATTCAGTCTCTAAATCAAAAATAGATTGTATATCTTGGTGTAAAATTTCTTTTTTAAGTTCTTGCCAAAGTTCTAGTGTAAGTTCAGCGTCTTTTTCTGCATATGCGCCAACATAAATGGCAGGTAGTTTATACATTTCTGCCTTGGCGTCAACTCCCCAATCACGTGCTGCTGCATATAAATCTGTTTCATTCTTTGTCTTTCCAGTGTATCTTTTAGAGCAGTTGTTTAAGTCATAACGCATTTGATTCTCATCAACTAAGGCCGATGCAATCATCGTGTCCACTATTTTACCGTTAATACTTAAACCTAGGGCCCTAATCCAACAAACGTCATACATGGCGTTGTGAAATATTTTTGTTGCTGGTGTAGATAATACACCTTGAAACCATTTCAAGACTTTTTTACGATCCATGTTACCACCACCTTCATGAGCGATTGGATAATAACCTGACCATCCTTTAACAGCCACAGCTACTCCTGTTATATCTCCTCGTTTAGTAACTGAACCTGAACCCATTTTTATTAAATCAGGATCTTTTGTTTCTAAGTCAATTGCTATTTCATCGTGCTTTGATAAATCTGGAAATTCTGTTGGTGGTAGCCATTCTGTTTGTGGTTTAAAAAGAGGAATTTGCATTACTTAACTATACCCCATGAATTTTTATTTTCTTTTTTTATCTCTTTCACTTCTTCAGGATAGTCTCTATCGATGGCCATGTCAATATAATGTTTAGCTTTTAATAAATCTTCTTTTTGATTTTTCTGTTTGTGACGACATAAATATTTTATAGCATTGCCCTCTGCAAAAGGAATATTATTCCTGTTAATAAATTCTGAAGGCTGAATCGCCATAGATTTATAGTGATCACCACCTACCTGCTTTTTATATATTTCATCTTTCATTAGCACATTCCTTAATTAATTTTTTAATATAATATTCATGTCTTCTTATTTTAACCTCTGATCTTTGACCATATGCTTTGTCCCATGCTTTACCCTTAGGACTTTGTCTCCATTTTTTTCTTGCTCGTTTTCTACTTTCTGCATAAGGATGTGTCACATATCCCCCATTGGAAATGCTTTGTTTTCATCTTTAGGTCTTACAACATGTAAATGCTCTTTTGCTCTAGTTGCACCCACATAAAATAATCTATTTTCATCATCCCGATTTCTTTCATAAGATTTTTGAGTATTCATAGTAAGGTCTGGTAATATAACTACATTATTCTCTTCTCCACCTTTAACACTATGAATAGTAGATAATTTAATTCGTGGCTCTCTGTTTAATTCTTCTCCATTAGCTCTCATTTTCCTAATGTAAGTAATTCTTCTTGATCCAGCAATATCAAAACATTCGTACCAAGTACTTTTGGTATTAAGTCCATGTCCACTTGTTAGTTGGTCTATTCCATAGAATGATTCTTTAGATAAAGATTTTAATTTATTTTTTTCCCAATTAGCTGGACTCATATACTGAGATATATTCATAATATCTTTATAGTGTAATAATTGTCCTTTTCTTAAATGCTCCCAGTTGAGAGCTGCTTCTTGAATATTCTTTTCATAAGATTTATTAAATCTATCTTGAAAATATAATCCTTTTTCTTTTAAAACTTCTTCCAAAGCTTTTAATTGATATCTTGTTCTAGTTAATACTAACCAGTTTCCTTTATTCATATTAATATCTTCAAAATTCCAATATTTACTAATTGCTCCTTCATGTGATTTTGGTTTCCATTCTTTATGTAATCGGTTGGAGACTCTTTTTATAATATTTATAGCGTAGTCATGAATCTTTCTAGGTATTCTCATTGATTGAGTCAGGTTTAATATTTTTCCTTTCTGTGTAATAAAGGAATCCACATCCGCTCCTGCCCATCTAAATATTGCCTGATCATCATCCCCTGCAATAAAAGAATCTTGTGTATTAAAACTATCAACCATATCCCATTGCATACGAGATAAATCTTGTGCTTCATCTATAAATACTACATCAAACTTTGGAGACTTATCAGATTTTACAAAGTCTAATATCATGTCATTATAATCTATTAAATTGTATAGTTTTTTATATCTATCTAATTCATTTGCTATAATAATAAGTTTATTATATTTTAATTCTTGAGTATGTTCTTTTAAATTAAATTGTTGGTCTAATGAAATGTTTCTTAATTTTGCAAGACTAATAATTCTTAAGTAATCGCTTTTTGTAGTGAACAAACCAGTTTCTTCGTCATCCCAATCGTTATAATCTATAGGTATTTTAATCTTCTTTCCTAAATCTTCATAATGTCTACGTTGCATAACGTTTTCTTTATTAATTCCTAAACGTCTAAATGCTAATGAGTGTAATGTTCTAAAATATGGAAGATCATCTTCTGTTAAATTAAATTTTTTAACAGCTCTATCTCTTGCTTCGTTTGCTGCTTTCTTTGTAAATGCAAAATAACCAACTTTATCTGGATCAGTTTCTTTTAAATAATCATCAACTTTATTTAAAAGAGTATGAGTCTTTCCAGTTCCTGGTGGTCCTAATACTATTGTTTTCAAAAATCCACCCCTTTCCATTGAAGAGGAGACCATGCCCCATTCCATGATTTTTCTATAAATTTTGAAGCTTTTATGTTTGTGCTGTCAGAAAAAAACTCCTCACAAAGATTGTGATCAATAACATCATAAAAACATTTTTCATCTCTTCTTGTTTTAATTAAATCATTTCTAGCATCATTCCAAGACTCTTTAAGTCCTATTCCTTCATAATCACCTTCTGGACAACCAGAAAAAGAACATAGGCTGTAATTTTTTCTTTTTTGATCATTGATTTCATTTTCCTTTAACATTTCAATAGCATACACATAAATTTTACCTTCATTATAATGACCCTGTACATCCCTCAATTTTAAGTTATCGCCTACTATTAACAAACTGTCTTTTTTAAGAATACCCGATCTATGAACTTTATCTCTAAAATTTTTGTAATCTTCTCTATAAAACTCTGCTTGACTAGATATAGGTTTTACTTCAACATATATTTTATCGTGTCCATAACAATTTCCAGGTGTAATAATTGCAAAGTCTGGTTGATAACCAAACACTCCCTCAACCTCTGGTTCATACTCAATATTCCATCCAAGATTTTTCATAAAAATGTAGTGTCTAGCTTCTAATTTACTTCTAAAATTTATTCCGTTATATGTTATTGGTATTGCTTTCATAATACTAAAAATATCCACATACATGTTAGTATTGTTAAAAATAATAAATCACTCATCACTTAATTCTCCTGAAAAAACTTCTCCATATTGATGATCTAATGATTGAAACTGCAGTAAATATTAATGCAATGTGAATACTGTCCCATATTGTTGGGTATAAGCCAAAAAATGGAAAAATGTATAATTGAATAAGAATAGCTAGTATTAATCCACTACCTACATCAATAAAACTTTCTATAAAACATCTCATTTTCATTAAAATGAATCCTTCGGTTTAAGTTGTTTTTGTTGATACACTTTTTCTGGTTTTTCAAATGCATCCACTATCATTACACTTGGTCTTTTCTTACCAATATAAATTCTATCATCTTTACAACCACAGTGTTGCATTAATAGATCTTGTGTAGTTTGATGTTTTTCTGGCCATTTTCTTCTTTGTAAATAACCATGAAAAAATTTATTAAATATAAAATGATGTTTGCCTTCATGAGTCCATACGTTTCCTAAAAATATTTCTTCTTTATTTGTTGTCGCTGCTGAATCATTTAAGCAATATTCTTCTAGATGATCTTTTAATTGTTCAATTAATGATGATCCAATTGGTGCTTTTATAATTTCTACTCCTGCAAGTAGCATATCTGTATATTTTTCAAATTCTTTTATTGTAATTCTTGGTGGTTTTTTATTAATTTGTTTCGCAACAGTTCTTCTAAATAATCTTTGTTCTATTAAAGAATCAATAGTATCTAATTTTATTCTTTCTCCATCTACATTAACCCAGTAATATGGTTCGTCTAATTCTACTTTCTGTAAATCACTCAGAGTAGGAAATACTGATTCCCCACCTATTCCAAATTTTCTAGTCTTACATAAAGATTTATCACAATGGTTACACATTGGTTCTTCATTACATTTAAAACCTAAATCTTTTTTACTGTGAAATTTTATTTTATCTTGAATAACTTTATCTTCTAGTGGTTCTACAAAATGTGTGTAATTAAATTGATTTATCTTTTTAGGCCATTCTTCTGGCCATTTTCTTTTTGCGTATTGAATGAATTGATAAATAACTCTATCTCTTCCATCATTTAATTTAGTTTGTGTTAATGATTCTAAACAGGGAGGCCCATCAGAAAATTCTGATTGGGGCCTCTCTACTTTTATGGAACCAACATCTAGTTGTTTTACATTATTATAGATCCCATAAAATTCTTCTAAACTTGCTGCTGTGCCATCATCTTTAAATGCATATCTTGTTGTATCATCACCATTAAAATACGGTAAATTTAAAAAGTTTCCCGTATCATCTTTCGATTTTAATTCTATTTGTTTTGGAAAAACTTCTGCTCCTCCATAACCTAATATAGCACTAATAGATAAAAGTTTATCTCTTACTATTTTTGCTTCTACTGGAACTTCTGTAAATAAAAATACATGAGCACCTCCCGATTTAGATCGGAATACTACCAATGGTAATTTTAAACTTTTAATTTTATTAATTAATTTTTTATGATCGAAACCTGCATATGAATCTATATCAATGCAGCCCCATCTACATTTATTATCATCGTTAATTGGAATAATACCTAAACTTGGTTCTTTACCTTGTAAATGATTTAACCAAAGTTCTTCTGTAACTGGTTCACGTGCTACAAAAGACTTACCTTTTATCTTTTGCCCATCTGCACCTTTTTTGTCAACATAAGTGACACCACGTGCACGTTCTAATCCTTTAAATATATCTTTAAAATTTGCAACTGACATAACTTTCAAAGTGGGCGTTTCCACTCTCGCTTAGACGCCCACTACCTAGGATTCGGTTAGTATGGTGTACTTGAAGTTTCTTCAGTTCCGTGTTTAACTTTAACCTTACCTTTGCTGATTTGTGCAGCAAAATTTTTGGAAAGTTCATACACTTCTTTTTTTTCAACTGGGCCAACTTTAGTCACATCCCATCCAAACCATGTTCCTTTGTCATTAGACATCTGAACGGTTTTTAGATTATAAATATGGCTATATGTAGGCGGTGTAAATAAACCATTTTTACCTTGAAGTTTAATACCCATCATCATTGAATTCCATTTTCTACTCACTTTTAATTGAGTAGCTTTCATAGAAATCAAAGCTGAAGATGGACTACCATTCATAAAAATAACATAATGATTAGCTGTATTTTCTAAATAGTTTCCATTAGGTAAACGATCTTTAAATGATTTATCTCTACTAGTGCTACTAACAATATCACTATCAGCATCATGAATAGCTACAGGAGAACCTTGGCTCGCGCCTCTGTCTTGCCATTCCACGTATTTTCTTTCATAAAAAACTGGAATAACATCTACTCCTTTTTTACCATCAAAAAGTTGATTTGTGACAGTGTTAAATATCATTCCTGGTTCTGCACCCTCAATGAATTTTTCATTCATCTTGTTTACTTCAGGAGATAACTGCCCCAAGACTTTCAAAAATGGTAACGCAAGATCTTCCTGCGTCATATTTTGAGAGCCAGCATTTGCATCTGCTTCGAAAATATTCGTAGACAGCGCACCTGCATTTGTTTTAGTTGTTACATTGTTCATGTTTATTGTTTCCTTTTTATTGTTGTTTTATTTCCAACAAATATGTTGAAAAGTTCCGTTGGCATGTCTTTACCTGCCTCAGTACGCTCACGGACTAGCGCTTTAAGAGTCATGGGCTCAACCTTCATCTTTTGTGTTGGCTGAAACCCACGCTCTTGTGCAAGAGCAGCATAATCAGCTGCCTTGTTTTCTTCGTTGCGACCAAAGGACACGGATATCTCATTTTTGATTATGTCCCCTAATCCATTGTCACGAAGCCAGTTAAAAGCCTTCTCTTTATTAGCTACAGTAATATTTGCGCTATAAAAAGGCTTAACATCTACTGAAGAACCATCCATAAGTTTAAGATGAGATAAACCCATCTCTGCCATCATGGTTGGAATAACCTCCCCAGATAAATGCTCTAATTCTTTTTTAGTGTTCTTCATATTTTGCTCTTGTAGTTCAAGTCTCTTAGTTAAAGAGT